CGATCCGATCCGCGGGCTCTACTCGTGGTTCGGCTACAAGCTCCTCGTCTTCAAGGAACGCTCGATCTGGAGCGTGGATGCCGATCCTACGCAGGATCCCGCCGATTGGGTCATCACACTCGTCTCGGGCAACATCGGATGCTCATCGCACCGCTCAATCACCGCTGTCGGTGCCGATGTCTTCTTCCTGTCCCGCGACGGCATCCGATCGATGGCCCAGATCCAAGCGGGCACCCAGACCAGCGTCGGCCTCGCGCTCAGCAGCCCGATCAACGACCTGATCAGCCGCATCGACAAGACCAAGCTGGAATATTGCGACGGCGTGTTCTGGAACAACCGCTACCTGTTGGCCGTTCCGTTCGTCACCGCTGGCCCGTTCTCCATCGGACTGGAGAGCGAGGAGGCGCTCCTGCTCGAATCGGGTTCGTCGATCGAACTCGAAGGAACCTTCAACCAGAACAACGCGGTCATCGTCTACCACTCACTGGCCCGTTCGTGGCTCGGTTACTGGGACAACTGGCAGGTCAACGACTTCATCCCAACCGCCTTCTCGAACTTCGGCCCTGTGCTCATGTTCGCCGGCGACATCATCTCGCTTAGTGAAGGTGCGGGCCAAGTCTGGTCGTTCAACGACTACCTGCCCAACACCCGCCTGAGCCCCGTGCAGCAGTCAGCCTACCTCGATGGCGGTAGCGCGTATCAGTCATCTGTCACAACTAAGGCGTACAACCTAGGAGAACCGATCCCGGACAAGATCGGCTACAGCATCCAGATCGCGCTCGATAATCCGTATGCTTCGAGCATCGGTGCTTCGCTCTCGTACGCCACGAACATGAGCGGGGCGTTCACTTCGATCGATCCTGCGATCAGCATCCCGAGCACCCAGAAGTTCCTGGCGGCTTACAACCTCATCAGCCGAGGGCGTTGGAACAACATCCAGTTCAAGATCAACACGACCAGCGGAAGCCGCATGAGCCTCCAGTCCACGATCCTGTCCGGATTCGTCGATTCCATTCGTCCCCAGCAATGACCCCGCATCCCACAATCCTAGCCGCGGCCAAGCTGCTGAAGGAGAAGTGGCCCACTTGTTCCACGTGGAACGATGACCAGATCCTCAACTGGATCGGCATTTTCAACGCCAAACGCCAAATCGGTATCGTTCAAGACGAGAATGGAGAGTGCTGCGGTGTGGGGGCTGTGCGGTTCCTAAGCTCCGCGGAGGATGCGGAGGATATCTACGCAGACGATCCCAATGGTCACATCGCGTGGATTGAGGTCGTTGCGACCACCAAGCCAATGGCCGTGCAGACGCTTTGGATGGGCATGCAGGCCATGTGCTCTGATCGCGTGACCAAGCTGGGCGGAATCCGCAAAGGCGTTTCCCGTTTGTACGATTTCGACAGGTACTTCAAACTTCTGATGAACAACAGGATTTGCTATGGGCGGAACATATAGGGCACCAGACATGGCGGCGGCTAACCGGGAAGCCGTTTACGCTCAAGCACAGACTTTCCCAATCCTCCGCCAGATCGAAGCGGCATCGAGGACCGGCGGCAAAGGCACGTACCCTGTCTATGATGCCAGCGGCAAGGTCATAGGCGAGCGTCCGTATGACTTCAGTGGCATTTCGGACATCGACATCACTCGGGAAACCGCACGCGCTCTTGCTTCACTTGCTCCTGAACAGACCAAGCAGCAGCTTGATTTGGCCAAGGAGTACGGCACTCAGTTCGCTGAACAACGCCGTGCGGAGCTTCAAGCTGTCGATCCGACGCGTTACGGACTGTACGAGAGCTTCCTGAGAGATATCGGCCAAAGCCCGATCTCGCAGACTTCTCCCACCGCCCCCACCTACGAGCGCGTGGGGATGCCTACTGGCCCGCAGGATACCGGCTACGCTCAGTCCATCCGCAGCGACCTCGAACGCCAAATCGGAGCCGGTCTCGCTCAGGCTGGCACTCTCGATCCAGCGATGATCCGCGCTGCCGAGCAAGCCGCTCGCGCCCGTGGAACCGCCACCGGAAACATCCTCGGCAACCTCTCCGCTTTCCGCGAGGCCCGCGCCGTCAACGAGGCGATTGCCAATGCGGATGTTCAGCGTCGCCAACAGGCTCTTGGCCTTCTCCAGAGCGGCCAGACCACGAGCGATGTCGCCAATCGTCAGGCTCAGGAGGCGTTCAACAACATCCTCGCGGCCACCGGTCAGCGGAACACCGCGATGCAGCAGAGCTTTGCGGGCCAGATGGCCGCGCAGCAGCAGCAGCAGGCCGGTCGCCAGCAAAACATCGCCAACATCCAGTCCGCCCTGGGACTCCAGCCGATCGTCTCGCAAGCCGCTCAGCTCGGAGGTCTTCAGCAGGGCGCTTCTCCGTTCGCTGCTCCCCAGCTCATGCAGGGCATGCAGCAGGCGGGTCCGGGTCAGTTGCTCCAGACTGGTTCGAGCTTTGCACTCCAGAACGCTCAGAATGCGTTCCAAGCCTCGCAGGCCAATTCCCCTCTGGCCATTGCTCAGGGCGTCACCAGCAGCATCGGAAACCTTGGTCAGGCGTTCAGCGGATTCGGACTGGGCTGCTACGTGGCCCGCGAGTGCATCCCCGATCAGTGGGAGGCGTTCTACTTCTGGAAGGAACTTGTCGGTCCCAAGTGGTTCAAGAGCTTCTACGACAGCAATGCCGAGAAGTTCGCCAAGTGGCTCAAGGACAAGCCGAAGACCAAGAAGCTCGTGGCCAACTGGATGCTCGGTCGGATCAAGAGCCTCATCCCGAAAGCCTGATCAATGGCAACCGATACAGGATCCAACTACTGGTTGATCGGAGGAGGAGAAACACCTGCGCCTCCGACCACTCTGCCTCCAGAGATTGCGGCGCTGTTCGGTCCTGTGACTCGATCCGGGTACGCAGAAGCTCCGGTCGATCCGCTGAGCTATTACTCACCAGAGCCTCAAGTTGAGGCATCGACTTACACTCCCGGTGCTCCAACTCGTTGGACTGATGTTTATCGGCCAACCACGGACGTTCAGACTGCTCCGGTCACGCCCGACCTGAGTAGCGTGGATACCTTCAATCCGCTGCCGCAGGAGCCCGTCACGCCTGCGGAACCGGAGCCCGCTGCTCCTCCTACCGCTTACGAGCAGGTTGCCTCGGAGGAGCCCGAGGTCAGCGTCCTTCCCGATTGGATCAAGGAATACTACGTCAAGTACGGGACGATGCCTCCGTACACTCCTGGAACTCGGGGTGATTCATACATCCGCGAAGACGGCGCGATCGTCACTCCTGGTGGAGAAAGCTCTTTTATACCCCAAGGACCGGCTCCGACCATTACGCTTCCTCCTGAGACTGTAGAAAGCACTCCTGCTCCTCAGACTCAGCAGCCCGTGTTCGAGGAGCGCGTCACCGTCACGCGGCCTCCGACCACCGAGTTCCAATTCCAAGAGCCTGCGCCCGCTCGCAACCCAATCGTCCTCCCCGGCACCTCGATACTCAGCAGGCCAGTCATCACGACCCCGCTGCCCGATCTTCCGGTCAACCCCGTGCTGACCCGCAACATGGAGACCATGCCGGGCCGGTACTTCCGCGATATCAACTACGATCCCGAGGAGATCCTCGCCGCGGCGATGCGAAGCATGGGCGGTCGCATGGCCCGCCGGTCCATCCTCAACGAACAGAGCTAACGATATATGGCTACACCCGAAGAAATCAGAAAGAAACTTGAGACTCAGGCTACGCAGCGTGTGAATCCGCTGCTCAAGGGCCTGACCATGCTGACCGGCGGTCTGGCCGGCGAGTTCACGGGTACCAATGAGCAGATCCGCCAGCGCAATTTGGCAAAGCGGGCTTTGATGGAAGAGGATCTCGCTGCGTTGCAGGAGCAGCGGTTGAACGAGCGCATGAAGGCGCAGCGCGGTCAGATGCTTGAGGATGAACTCAAGAGGATTGCTGCTCAGGACGAAGCCATTACCCGCCGTCAAAGAGAAGGCGAAACTGTTGCTCGTGAGGCGAAACGGCCTGCAATGGTTGGGTATCTCAGGACTCGTCCCGACTATCAAGCCGGTGGACCTATGGCCATGCCGATTCCTGCTTTGGAGTCGATGGACACGCTGGAGGAAAGCGTTGCCATGGAGAAGGCTCGCCAGGATCAGGAGGAAGAGGCTCGCAAGATCAAGAGCGGTTACACCCAGTTGAATGTTCCGGGTTTCGGAACGATCGGAGGAACCCCTGATCAGATCTCCGCGATGGCTGAGAAGTATCCGCAGGTCAAAGAGTTCATGTCTGCACAGCGGCAACCTGAACCCAAGTTCAACGTGAACTGGGCAATGGACGAACTGTCTGGCCAACCTGTTCCAAGGATTTCATTCAAACCCGGCACTCCTCTTCAAGAGCAACGCAAGATTGTTGCCGAGCTGTACGGTCAAGGTGGAGAGACGAATCCATTTGGAAATCCTCCAGCTCCAGGAGCACCGTCTGCAAAGAAAGAAGAGGAGCCCACCAGCATCCCGGGCTACAACGTGCGAGTGAAGCGATAACCCTATGCCAATCTACGAGGTCACTCAGGAAGAGACGGGAATCACTCTTGAGCTTGAAGGTGAGCGGCCTCCGAAGAAGGAGGATATCGATCGCGCCTTTGCTTTTGCGGGCGCTCAGAAGTACGCTAACGCGCCTGTTTATGGCGTTGGCGGTTCAGTCCTCCAAGCTCCTCCGAGTCTTTTAGAGCAGGCCAAAGCTGTCGCTCCTTCGTTCGCTCGTGTTGCCGCTCCTTTGGCGTTCGGAACTCCGATGCCACAGGATGTAGCCACAATCGGTCGCACGTTGCAGAAGGTCACCGGACAAGAGCCAAAGCCTGAAATGCTTGATGCAGCCTCTCGAATCGATCGAGAAGGCATGATGGCGTTACTGTCTGCTTCTCCAGAAAAGCGGGAGCTTGGCGCTCGACTCGGCAGTCAGTTGGCCGACATAGCTAGGATCGTCAGTCCTGGCGTTGCGGCTATCCCTCAATCTGCCACACGCGCTGGAGGTGAAGTCGCCGGTCAGGTCGCTGCCGACCTGCTCTCACCGATGAACCTCATGACACTCGGAATCGGTGGAGCAGCACGTGGTGCTGCGGCAATTCCAGAGGTTGTTGAAGGAGTTTCTCGCGCTGGAGCAATCTCCGATATCCGTAGAGCCGCAGAAGCCGCTAGAGCTTCTCAGATCCTTGAGGAAGGCATTCCTGCTGCGCTCGCACCCGAAGTCACTCGCGGAGCCATTGGATCTACTGGAACAGCGCTTGAGACACTGGCCGACCCCAACGTCAGCCCAGAAGAGAAGCTCAAGACTTCGCTCGAAGCCGCTGTCAGCACATTGTTCGCGGCAGGACTTGGCGCTCAAGTTGGACGCACATTCGGATTCAAACGCGGTGTCACTCAGGCTGAAGTGCTCGAAGGCATAGCTTCGCGCAAGCAGACCATTGGAGAAGCCATTAACAAAGTGAGCGGACTCATCGATGAGATGGACCGTCTCGTTGAGCCTCCGACTCTTGAAAGAATCAGAGAGGGATTCACCGAACTTCGTCAGCAACTGAATCCTGACGAACCGTTTGTTTATCGACCCGAGACCATTGGAGAAGGCCCTCGCGCTCAGGTTGAAGGTGGAATGCTTCCTCCGCGTGAAGTGGTTGAACCAGAGGTACCTTCCACGCTTCGCACGCGGGACGAAATCTTGCAGGCCAGTCTTCGTGCTCGGGACGAGAGAATCGCCGCAGAACAGCAGCGGGCTTTGGAACGCGAAGCCGCTGGCGCTGGAACACCTCTTCGTACTGCCGATGAAGCTCAGGCCGAAATGGCTGCTCGCCGTCAACGTGTTCGTGAACAAGCCGCTTTGATCCGAGAAGGGCTTCGTCGCGAGCTGACCCCTGAGGAAGTGATGATTGAGCAGGAGGCTCAACCGCGTCTTTCTGCCCGTCAGATTGCCGAAGAGCTTCGCCGACAGATTGAGCCTCGCATCGAAGCACCTGAGGTTCTCACTGAACCCAGACCCGCTCGTGAAGGTGGCCTACTTCCTCAACGAGAGCCTATCGTTGAAGAGTCTGTTCGAGAAGGCATTCCGCTTCGCAGCGCCGAGGACATCATGGCTGAACGGCTTCGCGCCCGCGATGAGCGTGTGGCCGCTGAACAGCAGAGGATTGCAGCAGAACAGGCTCGCGTTCCTCTTGAAACCGTAAACGAAAAGCTGTCTCGAGCACTTGAGGTTAGGGACAAGGCGCTCGAAGAGACTCAAGGCAAGTTCCGCCAGAAGGCTGAAACCGTTGCTCAGAGGCTCGAAGGACTCCGTGCTGAAGTCGAACCCGGTGTTGGTGCGAACCCGTTCCCTCAACTGATGGGCGCGGCTTGGAACGGTGCGCTTTCGGTCGCCCAAGCTGTGATCCGCGCAGGAGGAACCGTGGCCGACGGTGTTGCCGCGGGAATCCGCTACGCCAAGCAGAACTTCCGCGAGTCGTTTGATGAGAATGAGTTCTCGAATCAACTCACGCGCACGATTCAAACTCCTGCTGAGATCAAAGCTCCACCGGTCATGGAGCCTCGCCGATTCGCTGAGCGCGTTGCTGCTGCTCCTGGCGTTCCGCCTGTCATTCGTGAAGCTGTAGCAGCTTCTCCAGAGGCTGTGTATAGGCAGCAGAATGTTGCCACTGAAGTGGCCGATGCGGCCACCAAGACGGATCGGCAGTTGGCCGCAGACATCATCGATCCGGAATCCAACACTCGGGTGATCTCCGGGATGGAGCAGTTCAATCGTCAGATCTCCAGTGGCGACATGGAGGGCGCTACCAAAACCGCGCTGTCGCTTTCAAAGAGCGGTACTACTTGGGGTCAGCTCATCAACCAATTCAAGCTACTCAAGTCGGCCAGCCGTGAGGGCGTGATCCAGCTCGTCACAAAGTCGCTTGAACAGAATAAGCGGAAGCCGATGACTCCGAAGCAGGTCGATCAACTCGGCACTGCGATGGATCAGTTCAAGATCGCTCAGGATGCTGCGACCGCTGCTCGTGTTGAAGGCCGTGGTGCTTTCGAGTCTAACAACCCCGCGGAAATCCAGAGTGCCATCGATCGAATCAACGCTGCTGACACGCTTCGCATGGAAGCGGATGTGGCGCTGAACGAGACGATCGCCAGGATCAATCCTTCGTCCGCCGGTGATCTCTTCGTGTCGCTCGTTCAGGGATCGGTCATGGCCCCGATCTCCATCGTTCGCAACGTGGTCGGAAATGCCATCAACCTGCCGCTCCGTGAGACTGCCGACCTTACCTCGTCGCTCATCGACATGGCGCTGTTTGGAAGTAAGAACAACGCTTACAACGTCAGGTCGAGAGTTCTGAATCGAATCAAGGCGTTTGGGGAATCGCTACCTGCGGCTCAAAGAACTTTGCTCAAGGGTTCCAACGCCAACCCGTACGAACTTGGAACCGACATCGGCAATCCTCTCAACTTCCAGCGGGCGTGGAAGAATCTGTACGAAGCCATGTCCGGTGAGTACCGAGGCAACGTGGCCCGCAATATCGTCGAAGCCACGGTCGGCGTGATGCCTGATATCATGCTTCGACTGACTCAGGCGACCGATATCCCGTTCAAGCAGGCCAACCGTGCGGCGATCGTTTCTGAGTTGGGGCGCATGCGGGGTCTCACCGAAGGTCAGATCAAGCTGGCGCTCAAGGATCCTGAGCTTGCACTGATCTCTGA